AAAGTTGCTCCGCATAGGAAAATAGGATGAAGAACTGGATTAAGTCAGCCATCAAAAAGCCCGGTGCGTTAAGAAAGTCTTTGGGGGCCAAGGCTGGTGAGAAGATCCCTGCCAAAAAGTTAGCGGCTGCTGCTAAAAAACCCGGTAAACTGGGTCAGCGTGCTCGCCTTGCCCAAACTCTGAAGAAACTGAAATGACCACAATTGGAACCGAGTCGTTTAACTTAGACCTCAATAACCTTGTTGAGGAGGCGTTTGAACGGGCGGGTTCCGAACTCCGTTCGGGCTATAACATGCGTACAGCCCGTAGGTCACTTAACCTTTTGACAATCGAGTGGGCTAACCGGGGGGTGAACCTATGGACGATTGAGGAAGGCCAAATTCCACTGGTGCAGGGGCAGGTTACTTACCCTCTTCCGAACGACACCATAGACCTGATTGAGCATGTAGTTCGCACAAGTAACGGGGTTCAGTCTACGCAGACGGACATTAATATCACGCGGATCTCTGTATCGACTTATGCAACAATCCCTAACAAGATTACACAAGGCCGACCAATTCAGGTTTGGGTAGACCGTAAATCTGGTAGCACCGCAAGGACAGGGATAACCCTAGCTGCAAATATTGCCGCTACTGACACGACTATTACTCTTTCCTCTACGGTTGGTCTGCCTGCCACAGGCTACATCACAATCGGTGCTGAGACTATTAACTATACAAACTACGCCTCAAACCAATTGCAAAATTGTTTGCGTGGTCAAAACGGAACCACTGCCGCAGCGCATACTGCTGGGGCGGCAATCACGGTTCCCGATCTACCTAATATAAATGTCTGGCCTGCCCCGGATCAAGGCACGGCTTCTAGCCCGGTTTACACCTTTGTTTACTGGCGTTTGCGTCGTATTCAAGACGCTGGCAATGGTCTGAATACCCAAGATATACCCTTCCGGCTACTGCCGTGTATGGTGGCTGGTTTAGCCTATTACATCGCTATGAAGATCCCAGAAGGGCTTGCTCGGCTAGAGATGTTAAAAGCCTCTTACGAGGAACAGTGGATGTTAGCTTCCGGGGAGGATCGTGAAAAGGCATCCGTGCGGTTTGTGCCGCGCAACATGTTTATCGGTAGTGGTGGGTACTAATGGGTAATAAGTTTTCGTCGGGCAAGTATTCGATTTCGCAATGCGACCGATGCGGTTTTAGGTACAAACTAAAAGAACTTAGGCGGCTGGTCATTAAGACCAAAAACATAGATATTAAGGTTTGTAAGGAGTGTTGGGAGCCGGATCAACCGCAGTTATCGTTGGGTATGTACCCCGTGTACGACCCCCAAGCTGTAAGAGATCCACGCCCGGACACAACATATTTTCAAGCAGGTCTTAGTGGTTTAGGAACAAACCCCGATGCAGGCCCAACTGAGGAAGGTTATGGGACGCCTACACAGGGTAGTAGAATTGTAGAATGGGGATTTAACCCCGTGGGATTTAGTAACCCGCTGAAGTTGCCGTTCCAGACGAACAAGTTAGTGGGGGTGGGTGAAGTTGGTTCAGTATCAGTGACAATAACTTAAGGAGTATAAGATGCCTTCACATATGGACAAATCAAAAGACAAACCGATGATGGAAAAGGTTGCTAAAAAAGCCGTCAAAGGTCACGAAGTTAAGATGCACGGAGTTAAAAAAATGGCTAAAGGCGGCAAAACCAATGCCCAGATGAAGCAACTTGGTCGCGGTCTAGCCAAGGTAGCCAATCAAAAAGTATCATCCTTTACATATAAAAACTCCGGAAGGGGTCGATAATGGATAAAGTGATTGGGCGTGTGGCACAGCCTGTGCCTATGAAGCCGGGTCAGGATATTTCTGGAAATCGTATTCCGGTAACGGGCAACGAGGCTACTTTTGGTCATAACGGCTACCCAAATGATGTGCCTAGCACTCAGACGGTTAAAACTCGTGGCACTGGGGCGGCTACAAAAGGCACTAACTCTAGTAAAAAATTGGGGTAAGTTGTGAACTACTCAACGCTGTTTCAGACCATTCAAGCGTATGCTGAGAATAATTTCCCAGATACGGTGGTCGCGACCACTACGGCTACGACGACATCTTTTCTTACAAAAGATCAGGTGGATACGTTTATTCGTCAGGCCGAGCAGAGGATCTATAACAGTGTTCAACTCCCAGTTTCTCGGGAAAACGTAACGGGTAACTGTACAAGCGGAAATAGGTTTTTAACCACCCCTACAGATTGGCTCGCTACATTTTCACTAGCCCGGATTGACGCTAATGGGTCTCAAGAATACCTGTTGAACAAAGATGTTGAGTTTATTCGGGAGGCTTTCCCAATTCCTACCGATACAGGTGCTCCTACTCATTATGCTATTTTTGATGAGAACACTTTTATTTTAGGGCCGACTCCTGACGCAGATTACAACATGGAGTTGCACTACTACGCCTACCCAGCCTCTATTGTGACTTCTGGTACAACTTGGCTTGGTACTAACTTTGACTCGGCACTTTTGTATGGATCGTTACTTGAAGCCTACGCCTTTATGAAGGGTGAAAAAGACGTTAACGATAATTACGTAGCCCGTTATAATGAAGCGCTTGCCATGTTGAAACAACTTGGTGAGGGTAAAGACCGTCAAGATATGTATAGAACTGAACAAGCGAGGTATCCAGTCCGATGAGCACTATGAGCGAAGTAGCCTTTCTTTTAGGGGGCGCAAATGTCAAGGTTCTTACAACGCAAGGCCGAGGGTTTACACCAGAGGAAGTTGCCGAACGGGCCTTGGACAAAATTATTTCTGTAGGTTCGCAAACGCATCCTGCTATTAGAGATCAAGCAGAGGCGTTTAAAGATCAAATCCGTCAGGTTTTGGTGTTTTATATGAAGGAAGCCATTAAGTCGCACCATACGACGTTGGCTATCAAGTTCAGGAACGCAGGACATCCTGAGTTTATTAAACTTTTAGATGAATAAAGGAGCCTAATATGGCTATCACGCAAGCAATGACCACCTCGTTTAAGGCCGAACTTCTTTTGGCTGTACACGATTTTCGTCCCTCAGCGGACACCGGAGCAGACGTTTTCAAACTTGCTCTGTACACCTCTTCAGCAACATTGGATGCAAACACAACTGCATATACATCTTCTAACGAAGTTGGTACTTCTGGCACTAACTATTCGGCTGGTGGACAGGCACTAACCAACACGGGTGTAACGGCAACCAACATTAACGCCAACACCGGTACGGGTTTCTGTGACTTTTCCGATGAGACCTTTACGAACGCCAACTTCACGGCTCGTGGTGCGCTGATTTATAACAGCACTCCTTCGGCAAATAGCAATGCTAATACCACGCTAACCAATGCATCAGTTTGTGTGTTGGACTTTGGTGCTGACAAAACCGCTTCGGACGGTGACTTCACCATTATTTTCCCGACCAATGACTCATCAAACGCAATTATTAGGATTGCTTAAATGGCCTTTGTTTTCGCAGATAGGGTTCAAGAAACCTCGACAACAACCGGTACGGGTACGATTACTCTTGCTGGTGCGGTGTCGGGGTTCCAGTCATTTTCCGCCGTAGGAGATGGCAACTCTACCTATTACGGGATTGTTAACGCTAACGGTGAGTGGGAAAATGGGGTTGGCACATATACGGCCTCTGGTACCACCCTTTCCCGCACAACCGTGTTGTCGTCTTCAAACAGCGGCAATTTAGTTAACTTTTCTGCTGGAACAAAAAACGTTTTTGTTAACTACCCTGCTGGTCGGGCTGCGGCTTACGATACAGCAACTCCTTCTACTGGATCTTTTAACATCTCAGTAGGAACGACAGGAGAACGCCCATCTTCTCCTTCTACTGGAATGATTCGGTACAACACAACAGAATCCCAGTACGAGGTTTATAGTGGCTCTGAGTGGAAATACTTTGCTCAATCAAATTATGGATATTCCGTATCTTACTTAGTAGTTGCTGGTGGCGGTGGGGGTGGATTTGATAGAGGTGCGGGCGGTGGTGCTGGAGGGTTTAGAACAAATAGTGGTTTTGCTTTAGATCCGGACACTGCTTATACGGTTACAGTCGGTGCTGGTGGGGTGGGAGGAACAGGCCCGGGGACTTCTAATCCGGGCGGCAGCGGAAGCAATTCCGTTTTCAGCACAATCACGTCTGCTGGTGGTGGTGGTGCTCCAAACGCAGAAGGCCCAGCCGCAAGTAGTGGCGGCTCCGGTGCGGGCGCGGCTGGTTCCCCAGCCCCGGGAAC